GGGGGGGGGCATGGGTCCTTTACTGCCCCAGAGTACGTATTCTGCCTGAGCGCGGAACCGGCCTTTCGATGGGCGAACGCCCTGGGTTTTGTCCCACACTGCTACACCCCGCCATGAGAAACCGGCTGCCTGCAAAGCGTCCGAGCTTACCGGTAGTTGCCGCCAATCGGCAAACATGCAAATGGCAGCCCCCGGACGCATGACGCGGTAGCACTCACTGAGCCACAGAGTGGCCCAGGCAAGATAGCCGCGCTGGTCGCGGTTGTCGCCGTCAAAGTCGGGCAACACCTCTTTCTGGCCGGTGGTTACATACTTGGTGCGGGTGCTGGCCTGGCGATCACCACGAAACGCACCACCACTTGAGTAAGGTGGGTCGGTTATAACTGCATCCACACTGCCGCTGTCCATGGTGGCCAAGGCGCGTAGCGCATCCCCTTGAATCAGGCTGACGCCCGGCAATTTCATGCTATCCATAAATCTCGCTCAAATGCTCCCCAAAGGGTTCCAGAATCTCCAAAAACACCTCGGTGTGTTGCGGGTGTTTCTGGCGTATGTACTCGGCCAGGTGCTTGGTTACGTCCAGCGCAATAGACAGCTTGGCCAGCTCGGGGCTGGTTGCACCGGCAGCCTTCACGGTCTTGGTGTAGGCGTCGGACAGGCGACTGATTGCCTCCGCCCGTTCTATCGGGTCACCACTGTGGGTGCGCAGGGCTTCGAGCGTGGTTTGAAACAGCTTTATAAAATCGTCCAGCACCGCCGCCGTAAGGTCGCCCAGCCCACCGTTGCTTATGCGGTCGGCCATACGGGCGTTGTCCCAGCAGTCGCCACGTTCCCGCGCATTCGCTTTCCAGCGCCGCGCTGTCTCATAGCGGACGTCGTGCATGGCCGCTGCCTGCGTTAGTGGTACCCGCCCCTCCACGTATGATTTGCGGACGGCTTGCCGGGTTTCCTTCGTGTGCGCCATTAGCCACCCTTCATCATTAACTTGGCCAGCTCCACAGCAACGGCTGCCAGGCCACCCGCCAGACCGCCGGTGCTGGCACTTTTCAGGCTGACGTTCGACAGCGCTGTGTTCAGGTCGTCAATGTCCTTTTCCTGCGCTTTCATGCGGGCATCCAGTGCCGCCTTCAGATCGTCAATGCGTTGATTGGTGTGCTTGCCCTGGTTGGTAACCAGTTCGCGAATTGCCCCCAGCTCGCTGCGCATCTCTACCATCAGCATCAGCATTTGGTGCTGTGGGTCCTTTGCCTGCTGGTGCAGGTTGCTGCTATCTCGATCAGTCATGATAGGTCTGGCACTCCGTACAACGTGTCACGCCCGGCTTGATGGCCAGGCGTTTCGGGTTAATCGTTACGCCGCAATCAAGGCAAGCGCGAGAATCGCCGGGCGCAATGGGTTGTGCGTCCGTGCTGCTCTTTGCCTTGGCCCTTGCCAGCGCTATGTCTCTTTGTCGCTGCTCTGCGTCAGCGGCGTGGTCTGCAAAGTCCACAGGTTTACTCCTTCTTGTTGTTGCTCTGCCACTGCCGAAGCGCTGCCTTGTCTGCGTTGCAGGCTTCAAGCTCAGCCTGTAGCTCCAGCGCCCAGTCCAGCAGGTCGGCGTTGGTGTTACCGCGCAACTCTGGGGGCGGGCATGGCCCGGTCAGTGCCGCAGGCGGGTACACCCGTTCAATCTTGGTTTCGGTTACTACCGGTGGAGTGGTTGCGCAGCCGCTCAATAACAGCACCAGGCACACGCTGGCCAGCCCACTCTTCAACGTCTTCATGCTCTCGCCTCAGTCGGTCTATCTCGCCGCGCAGCGCGCGCGCCTGTTCTTGCACTTGCTGGCGGGCCTGTTCTCGCTCCGCCAGCACCTGCTCCAAATGGTTGCGCTCCTGGCGCAGTCTCTGCGTGGCCTGCTGTTCACTATTCAGCGCCCGCTGGTATTGCACCACATTGGCTTGCAGCGTCGCCACCTGGGCCACTTGTTCGCGGTATTGCCAGCCAAGGAATGCCAGTGCTGCGAGCAGCGAAAGGCCGACACCCAGCCATAATTTTTTGCCAAGCAGCACCTTTCCCAGTCCGGCTATCATCGCTTTTCGTACCAGGTTGAAAGGCCCATGTAGGCACCCACAATGCTGCCCAGCACCATCAGTAGCGTATTGAACATACTCATGTAGTCCTTGAGCGCATCCACGCCAGCCACCACCATGGCCAGCATGATCAGCGGGAACAGCAATAAGGCGAACAGTGCCGTTATGGCAATGCGCCGCCGCCACCGCCATTTGCGGTTAATCAGATCGGGGTCTTCGTGCAGGGTTGAATCAGCCATTAGCGCCTCCTTGCCACCAGGACTTCACGTCGAAGCATGGGCATGGCTTGCGGTTGTCAAGGTCGCAGTGTCCACACACAGCGCTGACGCCGTATGCCTTGGCGAGGCTTTGCACCAGGCTGTCCAGTTGCTGCCACTGGGCGCGCGTGAAGTTACAGTCCGGTTGCCCTTGTTCGCTCATGCCGCCCACCAGGCAGACGCCCAGGCTGTCGCCATTATGGCCAGCCACATGAGCACCGGCCTGCTCTACAGGTCGGCCTTTCTCCAGCGTGCCGTCGCGACGGATCACGAAGTGGTAGCCAATGTCACGCCAGCCGTTTTCCTCAACGTGCCAGCGGCGTATGTCAGCCGCTCCTATAGCCATGCTTGGCTTGGTGTAAGCGCAGTGGATAACAATCCGGTTAATGGCTCGCATAAATACCCCCAAGTAGGAAATTAAACATGGGGCAAGGGTAAGCGGCCCGGTTACTGCGGGCAGGTACGGAAATGTTTCAGCGGGAAGAGTAAAACAGAGGGAGGTGTTACAGGTCGAACAGGCTGCGCTGCTGCGTGTGGCTGCTTACGTAGCTGTCACTGGCGGCTAGAATGTTTGAAATTTGCCGCGTAGTCAAGTCATACCGACGAGCCAGTGTTGCCAGGCCTTCACCCTGGGAGGCTTCTTCGCAGATGCGGCGATTGCGGATCTGGATCAAGGCTTTGTCCAGCTTGGGAAGGGTCAGGGTTTGGCCGCCATACTCTTCGCTGAGCGCCTTGGCGCAGTCGGCGGGCATGATCTTGGTGAGCACCTCGCTGCGCTCGCCATGGATAGGTACCGTGTAAGGGGTGCCGCCCCGCGCGCGCAGCAAAGACAAGGTGGCAGGCAGGCCAATGGTGGCTGCCAGTAGGCGTATTTGAGGGGGGAGCTGTGAAAGCTCCACGCCCTCATTGATTAAGTGGTTCAGTACCGCCTCTTGGATCAATCTGTTATCTCCTTTTGTAACCCTACCCGAACACACCAACCCTTCAGCGCTTCAATTGCCTGATTGAGCTGGTGGCCGTCCGCCCATTCCAGTCGCTCCAGGCTCTTGACTTGCCCAACACACCAGCGGTGCATGGCCTGCTCGCTGCGGTCGCGCACGTGGCCTTTGTCGGCCAGTAGCGTCCACATGGCGTTGAGCTTGGCAATGCGGGCTTTGCGCCACTTGGCCGTGCTCAGTCGGGTGCCGGTGCGCTTGACTTTAAAGCCGCTGCGCTTCAGGTGTTCCAGCGCCTGCTCCAGTTGCGCCACGGTCATGGTCTTGGCCGACACTTTGCCACCTTTCTCGGTTGCGCCGTATTGACGCAAGATAAGGCGGTAGGTTTCTTCGTCCAGTTGCAGCTCGCGCTGCCCTACCGCCAACAGGCGGTAGAGCTGGGCGCGGCGGTCGCCACCCTTGCTTGTGGATTCTGGCTTAGCTGACATAGCCAGACCCTCCGCACTTCTTGCAGCTCTCGCTGTAGTCGTGACCGCTGATGTTCGGGTATTCAATCTCGCCCGAACCTTCGCAGTGAGTGCAGGTTGGTGGCTCCAGGCTCCACTCGTCGTCAGCCAGCCGCACAATGTCGACCTCAGCTTGCGGCCATATCTTACGGGCCAAGCGCTGCACCGCTTCTTCGGGGGAGGCGGTGCAGGTGGCCCGCTTTCCTTTAACCGTGTTGGTGGTGTAGGTTCCACCCACGTATTTGGTGTGACAGGTTATTCCGGCCATATCACACCCCCGCAATGTCCAGGCTGATAGCCTGGTACCGGTCGGTGTTGCCTACGCGCTCATAGAAGCGAACATAAGCCTTGCTGCCCACTACCTGACAAGCCTCGCTGATAGCCTTCATGGCCTCCTGCCAGCGGTGGTCGGTGATCTCCAGGCGGCGCAGTGCCAGCACGCGAGCGGTGCGAATGTCGCCCTTCGGGTCCACTCTGAACGCATCGTTAACCAGCGTTAGCAGCTCAGGCTTTGCCCCTTCGCTCCAGTCTTGCAGGCATTCGTCGATCAGCGCCTTAGCTGCCTGCAGCCGTTCATCGAACGCAATGCTTTCATGGATAGCGCGTTGCACCTTGTACTGGCCGTCAAAACTGAGCAGGGATACATTGCCTTTTTTTCCGCCCATTTTCACCCCGTACTGCTCGGCGCTCAGCTCAATAAACGCCTCAATGTCGCCAAAGGTGGCTGCTTTAAATTGTGCCAGGGTTTCTTGCAAGGCCTTGGCTTTTTGCACCAGGCCGCGCACCAGTTGGTCGCGCTCCTTGTCGATGGGTTTGATCATGTCTTCATGCACCAGGCGGCCCTGTGCGTCTTTCAGGTAGCCAGCCGGTACGTGCTCTTGCTGCTGCTTAGTCATAGTGTTTTGCTCCTTTAGTCTTGGTCGGTAGCCCCTCCGGCATATTCATTCCGGCGGCGCTGGTCAGGTAACGCAGTGCGTGAATAAATCGCTCACGGGCTGCCTCTTCGTTCATGGGTGGCATAAAGCCCAGGCCGCTGGCTGTTGCGTCTGGCGCAGGCAGCAGTTGCTCACCTTCACCCAATGGCCAAAGGTGACGCATTTCCATGATGGTCGCCTGGTGGTCTGCCTCGGTAATTAAAGCGCGAGCGGTCAGGCTTGGCGGGTCCAAATGGAAGGCGCACTCGATGGCGGCCTGAATTTGCTGGGCGGCCTGCTCCAGCGGTTCGCGCATACCCGGCAGTGCTTTGAGGGGCCGGATAATATCGCCCATGTAGGCTTCGTGGGCGTCGTGTAGCAGTGCGTGCAGTACGTCCTCTGGTGTGGTGCCTTCCACCGCTTCCACATAGTCCGCCACCCACACGCTGTGCTGGGCCACACTCAGCCCGCCGCCGTGACCATGGCCCAGGTAGCGGCGCTGGCTGGCCAGGCTCCAGGCAATATCCCACCAGTGAACGGCGGCGGGGTCGGCGTTAGCCAGATCCATAATGCGCCCACTGTAGGTCAGCATTACCGTGGGCGGGTGGCCCTGTTCGGTGGCCGGGTGCAGCTCCTGAACCTTGCCGTGACAGCAGGCCCCTACGCCACTCACCAGACGCGAATCCCGGCGGCCACACACTTCGCATTCACCTTCCTTGCGTGCCAGGTTATCGGTTTGCATGGCGCACCTCCCTGGGTACCGGGCTGTGCTTGTGGCTGTGGTGGCGCAGCGGTTCCACAATGCGCCCACCGCACACCTTCGCGCTTGCCGGAATCATTGCCTGGGTCAGGCGTTCAGCCTCCATTTCGGCCAGCGCCTCGCGGGTGGCCACTTCCTGCTGTGCAGGCAGGAGCGGGGCTGGGTCTTCCCCAGCCCTCTCCATCTCCATGTAGTGGTCCGGGCTGCGCAGGAATGCCACGAAAGGCACTCCACGGCGGCGGTGAATGTCATGCTTAACAAACACCTCCCCCCAGTATTCGATGTAAGCGTCGGTGTAGCGGGTCATTACGCGACCTCCTTTGTTGTTGTGCGACGGGCGGCGCTGAGGTTCAGCACCTTTTGTGCGATCTGGTCCAGCAGCCCCACGCTCAGGGTGTGCCCCTGGCGCAGGCCGTAGTCGCGCAGCGCGGGCAGCAGGCCTTCTACCAACAGGCGGGCGCTGCCCTGACTGTAATCCCATAGGCGGTCGAGCAGCGCCTGCTCTGGCTCGCCGGTTTGCTCCAGTGCAGCCAGGCACAGAGCGTCGTGGTCTTCGCGGGTGATGCCTTTAACGATGGGCGGCATAAAGGTGATGCGCGAGCGCACGCGATCGAATCGACCGTGTGCTGGCTTGATGAGAGCGCCTAGCTCTTCCGTGCCCGCCAACACCGCGCCAATGCCTGCCAGGTCGCGAATGCGGCGCAACGTATCCAGAGCGGTACCGTGCAGGTTCTCCGCTTCGTCCACCACCAGCAGGGTGTCGGTGCCCTTGAGTGCATCCACCAGGGCCAGAAAGTGGGCATCCTTATTTTGTCGGGGCGGCACCACTTCCAGCGCATGGGTCAGCACTTGCAGCAGCGTAACCGTGCTCATTTGCGGGTGGCTTTCAATCAGCGCTGTGCTGGGGTGGCGGCGTGCGTATTCTTTCAGGCAGGTGGTTTTGCCGGTGCCCGCATAGCCATGCACCAGCCCCACGTTGCGGTAGGCGCTGGCCCGCTGGCACACGCTGTTGACCAGTTGGTACATGCTGGTTTCAACAAAGGGCACCTGGCCAATGTCGCGCCGTGCGTCCTGGCGGCTGATGGCGTCCAGCAGTTTGGCCAGATGCTTGGCGGGTGGCGCACCGTACTTGCCTGCAATCACCTGGTTCAGGGTGGCCGCATTTACGCGCGCCACCTTGGCCAGCCATGCCTGGCTTTTCTGGTGGCTGTTCAGCCAGTCAATCACCTGCAGCGTGTGTTCCTGGTCTTGCTCTGAATAGCGCTCATGCCACTGCGTAGGCTTGGCGATTGGCTCGTAGTTGCTCGGTTGAGTTGTGCTTTCTTGTTTCATGCAATATACTCCTATTGCTTGTTTATGGCGGGTGGTTCCCGCTGTTAGTAAAAGTTGGCTCACTCTTGGTCGAGGTAGCCCACGTCGAAAACGTCGATTTCCGGGAGGGAGTCGGCGTTTTTTTCTGCCTCGGTTTCCAGCCACTCCTGCCCGCTCAGGTCTTCCATGGCGGCCAGGGTGTCGGTGTGCTCAATCACCGGGCGGCTGCGGCGCTCGGCTTCTTCAATGTGTTTTTCATGGCGCTTTATCTGGCCTTTCAGGCGGTTTTGAATCAGGTCGTCCTGGCGGCTTTCGCCCAGAGCATCCTGCTTGCTCACCAGCTTGGCCTCACAAATAAAGCGCTGGTCTTCGTCGCGGATAAACACACAGCTTTCATCCTTCAGGTTGTACTGAACCACCACCCGCTTGCCGTTGAAGCTGGGCAAAGTCTCGTGGCCATAGGTGCGGTTGAATAGCTGCACCCAACCCCGGCGCACCGTGCGCTTGGCTTGCGGCCATACCAGCTCGTGCGGGTCGCAATGCAGCGGCACTTGCTTTAACTCGCCCCACAGTTCCGCCGGTGATTTACCGCCCAGGGCTTTTTTCGGGGTGTTGTTGTGCCACTCCACCCACTTGGCCACCGCCTCGCGGTACTCGGTGTAGGTGGGAATGCGTATCTGGCCTTTGCGGATTTTGAACTCCAGGCGGCTCAGGGCATCGTCGGTGCGGCAATGGCCACAGTACGCCTCAAAGGTTTTGCCCAGCCGCTCTTCAAACCAATGGAACAACCCCTCCACCAGACCCTTGCCTTTGGCGTTGCCCGGCAGGGCGTGCATGGATTGAATGGCAAAGCGTTGCAGAAAGCCGGTCACTTCATCGTCGATCAACTTATTCTTAAAGCCTGAGCCGGGGTCCACGTGGATCATGGCGGGCACGTGGTCATGGCCTGCCATGGCGTGGGTCAGGCTGTACAGCGTGGTGACCGCGCTTTCGTCTTCGGCCAGCCACCAGCCGGGAATGTACTGGCTGCGCAGGTCGATCCACACCGTCAGCTCCGGGCGGTAGTGCTTGCCACTGTTGGGGTGCTGCACGTACACGTCGCAGCGGTGGCCGTCGCCCTGGTACACCAGCCCCACCGGCACCTTGCTGACGTCGCGCATGATGTGCGGCTTGATGTTCTGGTTGTAGTAGTGGCGGCCCATGCGCTTAACACCGAACTCGCCCAGCTCAGCAGGCAGCGACTTGAGGTGGCGGCGCACTTTTTGCGGCGTGACGTCCCAGCCTTCCTGTTGCAGCCAGATGGCCACGGTGCTCATGTGTGGCTTGTTGGGGCTGTTGAACAGATGGGTGGCGCGCACCTCCCAGCCCTCTTCTTTGTGCTGGCGACCCTTGCGTGAATCGGCCAGGGCCAGCAATTGCTCCGCCGTGCTTTCGCCCTCCGACACCGCTTGCCACCAGCGCAACAGGGTAGACTTTCCGGGGCGCTTGCCCAGGGTGGCCAGCGCGTTGGCGGCAGGCTCCGGCAGTTGCTCCAGCCGGGTCAGAGTCAGCAGGTAACTCACACACTTGGTGCGGCTAAAGCCCAGGGCTTCTTTTTCCATGGCGACACGCAGGTAGGCAAAACGCGCCTCGCACAGCCGCCGCTTCTTCTCCGGCAGGCGGGCCAGTTGCAGCTCCGGGGTTTCCGCCTCGGGCAGCTTGGGCAATGTGCTGTATTGGTTGAGCTTGGTAACGGCTCCCATGGTTACCCCCTGCGGTCTCGGTTAATGAAGCGGGACAGGTGCAGTTGCACCCGCAGCGCGGCGGCTTCCTCCTCGGTGGGCGTTTCGGCGCAGTACAGCTCCCGCATCAGTTCAATCAGGTCGGCGCTGGGCTGGATCAGTAACGCGTCCAGCCGGTTGCTTTGGTCTTCGGTTAGCAGCTTCATGGGCTTAGCCCTCCACCTTCTTCGGGCGGCCACGGCGGCCCGCGTTGGCCTTGTTGTGGCGCTGGGCGGCGCGGAACTTGCGGGCGGCTTCATCGGCGGCCAGCAGGTTGTCGCGCTTCTCCTGAAACAGCACCAGCTCTTCTTCGCTGTACTTGTGACCCAGCACAGAGCCGCCCACGCCTTCGCCGTAGGCTTCTTCCAGCTCCTGCATCAGGCGCAGCGCCGGGGCCACAGCACCGGCCAAATTGTGGTACAGGGTGGCGGCACAGTTCACGCGCGCCTCGGCCTGGCCGTTGTCGTCCAGGTGGCTGCGCGGGTTGGGTGGTTGGCTGAACAGCTCGGTAGCCTTGGCCCCCAGAAAGCGTTCGTACAGATTGCGCAAGGTGTTCAGCCCGCCCAACATGACGTCGGTGGTGGCGTAAGCCTCTTCGCGGATTTCCAGCACGTCGGGGGAAATGAAGTTGAAGGACTTCTCGAAGCGCTCATAGCCAGCGGCCAGCTTGAGTTCGTCCTTGGCCAGGCTCAGCTCGGCATCTTTCTTGAGCAGCTCGTCAGCCATGCGGGCTTTTTGTTCGCGCAGGTCTTCCAGCATGGCGCGTTCTTCGGCGGTCATGGTGGCCATTTGTGCCCACTGGGCAAACTCGCTTTTGTTTAACTCTTTGGCTTCCTTAAGCGTCATGTCCGCCACTGGCTCGCCGGAGACAACGCGCGCCAGAACATCATCTGGCAGAGACTTAAGGGCCAGTCCCTTGGTCATGTCCAGCTCAACAATGGTGTCGAGATTGGCATCTGGGCATCGAGCGCAAAGCTGATACAGGTCTACGTAGTTGTACAGACTGCTGCGTGATACGTTGACCTCCTCGGCTGCCTTGGCCATCGCCCCTCGACCGTGCAGTTCGCGGCCTACGTGAGCCAGATAACCCTGCCAAATGCGCCAAGCGTTAGCAGTTTGGTCGGCTTTAACGATCTGCTGCACCAATTCGGCGGCACTCATCTTCTTGACAGCCTCGGGCTGCATGGTAGCCACACCCACCTTGTCCCAAAGGGCCAGCAGCGTCTTGGGCGGAGTGAAGTGTCCAACCGGTTGGACACTTCCGCTTTGGCGAGTAGCGGGTTCCATGCTCAGCACATCTTCAATGTCGATCTGCTCTTCGTCGCGGCGCGCGGCGGGGGCCAGTACGTCGATGTTCACGTCGATTTCAGGGGTCTTGTTCATAGTCGAGGCATCCTTAGTGGGTGGTCGGTTTGCATTGATTGCGGCGCAGGTGCTCAATCATGCCGCGCTTCAGGGTGAGCCCGGTTTCTTGTTGCAGCTCCAGTAAGATCGACAGCCGCTCTGGGCTAGAGGGCATTCCTTCAGTGGTGCCCACCCAGTCGGTAATGGTGCTGTGCACATTGCTGTAGTCGAAGCCATGGCGGCGGGCGAAGTCGGCCAAATTGCTGCCCTGTTGGTGCAGTCGGTCGAGGATCATTTGCCGGTTCCGCTGGGCGATGCGTTCACGCTGCGCGGCTTGATGATCGAGCCGGTCCAGCAGTCGGGTCATCTCTTGTTTCGTGTACATACCCACCCCCCTAAGCCGCTTTATTCTGGGCATACAAGCCCGGCACAATCTCTTGCCCAACGGTGCGGCTAAGCTGCACCAGAATGGCAAAGGTGATGCGCCCACGGGGTACGTCCTGGGTGCCTGCATAGCGGTTGATGCTGGCCAGGGTGGTGAACTCGCAGAAGCCGTGCTCCCGCGCCCAACTGCGGATGCTGTAGCCTTGCAGCATTAGCTCTACTCTGATTTCTTGCTTATTCATGGCGGTTACTCCTGTTTTACTTGGTGGTGAAGGTGTAAGAACTGCTATATTCTGTACACGTTTAGGCATATAAAAGCACATCCAAACAGGCGTGTCAACATTGGAGGCATATAAATGAGTGTACAAAATAGGTTGAAGGAGGTGGTTGATAGAAGCGGGCTTACGATGAAGGAGGTGGCGGAGCGTTGCGGGATGCCTTATCGAACGCTTCAAAACTACATGATTAGCGACCGCGAACCCAATGCAAAGGCACTCACTTCCATAAGCACTCATTTGGGTGTTTCGATTGACTGGCTTCTAACTGGCGAAGGCGAGATGTACCGCCCCGGCGCTGCCCCCAAACCCACCATGGCGGATTTTCTTGTCCGCATTCAGCCCGAGCGCGAACGCCTGGGGTTAAGCCGTGCTGAGCTGGCCAGCAGGCTGGGCGTGCCGGAGCACCAGGTGGCGGACTGGGAGGCGGGCACGGGTCGCCTGAAGGCGGGTGACATGGTGGCGCTGGAGCAGATCGGGCTGAACCTCAAAAGCCCGGTGGGCGACCTGTACCGCACCCCACCCGGCGGCTTGAGCAAAGCGCAGCAGATGCTGCTGAAGCTGGTGGATGAGCTGAGCGAGCCGGAGCGGGAGGCGCTGCTGAAAGATGCCGAGAGCCGCCAGGCCATTAAACAGGTGCAGACTATGCAGCAGCAAATGGAAGCGCTGCGGGCTGAGCTGGACGCGATGAAAAAAAATTTAGAATGAATTGCACGGATTGAGTGAATTAAAAAACAAAAAAGGCCGCAGGGTTAGCTGCGGCAAAGTCCAGGGTTGTGGATTAGCGGGGGCGCAGGCGGCCCAGGAGTTGTTCTTGGGTGATAACCAGCTTGTGGTGAAGCGACCAGGTGAGCACTTCGGCCAGTGCGTCCGGGTCGTCCTTGTGTTTGGTGAGCAGGTTCTTCCACTAGGCGCGGGCGTGGATCATATCGATGCTTCCGTTCAGTTGGCCTTCGACCAAGTTGCGAAAGTCACCCATGATTAACTCGGCGCGCTGGAAGGCGCTTTCAATTTCAGGAGATTTTTTAGACATGACAGACTCCAATATGGATGTATTTAACAGTAATGCTGCGCTGATATTTGCGCGGCTGTATGACGAGTTCCCTAGCCCTATAGGGCTTTCCCCCGTCAGCTTTCTTGGTGAGGAGCTTGGCCAGCCTGATGAGTGGGGCGGGCTTTGCGAAGAGGCAGAGGCGATCAGGGATGCGCTGCATTGGCTTTATGCCGAAGGGTTTGTGCGCGGCCAACACCATGCTTACGGTTTGCTTTCGGCAGTGCTGACCAAAAAAGCCTTTGAGGTTTTGCAGCGTGTCCCGGAGGGTTTGCAGGCCTCCTTTGGGCAGAGGCTCAAGCAGAGCGTTAAGGATGGCGCTCGCGGCACTATGGCGGAACTGGCCCGCCAGGTAGTGGCTTCGGCCATTAAAGCCGGGGTGTCGTAACCTGCATTGCATGTTGCTGCCTCAACCCTATTTGAAAGCCCTTTGAAACGCCCCACAAAGGCCGTTTAAGGTTTTCGTGTCTCTTTGTATGCCCGAGCGCTTACAGCGGCTCTGAGGGCGTTTTTCGTGGCTGTTGCTGTTTGGCCACCTTTGGTGCAATCTAGCACCCTGTGCAGCCGCACCCCCGCCTCGGAAATGTTTCCGTATCTGACCTAAGCCCCCGCGCAACTCACACTGCGGGGCATGAAAAAGACAAACCGCACCCCGAACAAGTCAACCGCTGATGCTGGTAACCCGGCAGGCACGGTTGCATTCAAAGGCTTTGATGACTGGATCGAGCTGTTTCGTGCTGGCCACCAGGTGGACAGTGCGGGCCGTGGCCGTGAGTGGACCGAGGCCGAGCTGGACCAGATTGTTCAGAACCATTCCGATGAAACCGCCGCCCCAATTGTGATTGGCCACCCGAAGACTGACGCCCCGGCTTATGGCTGGGCGCAGACGTTGAAGCGGGAGGGCAAAAAGCTGCTGGGCAAGTTCGCCCAGGTGGAGCCGACCTTTGCTGACCTGGTGAAGGAGGGGCGCTACCGCCGCCGCTCTGTGGCGATTGGTGAGGACCCGGACAAGGGCTTTTACCTGCGCCACGTTGGCTGGCTGGGCGCTGCCGCCCCTGCCATTAAGGGGCTGGCCGATGTGCAGTTCAGCGAAGACGCCACCACTACCTTGCACGAATTCAGTTATGAGCAGGCTGCGCACATGAATGCGCTGGCCCGCTTGTTCCGTGGTGTGCGCGAGGCCCTGTTGGAGCGCTTTGGCGCAGAGGCTGCCGACAAGGCGGTGCCGGAGTGGGAGCTGGAAAGCCTGAACCGCAACGCTGCCCGCGAAGAAGTGCAGGCGGATAACGAATCACAGCCGGTGGCTGGCTTTGCCGGGATGTACAACCACCCTAGCCTGACACCGCAAAACAACCCTAACCAACCCCAGGAGGAAAACCCCGTGGCGGAATTTACCCAAGAAGACCTGGACGCGGCGGTTGACCGTGCGCGCCAGGAAGAACGCAACGCCCAGGAAGGCGAGAAGAACCAGTTTCGTGAGCGTGTGCAACAGCTTGAAGCTGAGCAGGCACGCCGCGATGCGGAGCGTGAAGTGAGTGCGCTGGTGGATGCGGGCAAGGTGTTGCCCAGCCAGATGGACGGTATGACGGAGTTTGTGGCGGCACTGGATGGCGAGGCCAGCCTGGAGTTTACCGCAGGCGACGACACGCAGAAGACCAATCCGCGCGAGTGGTTTTTGCGCACCTTCATGGCGAACCAGCCCAAGGTGGTGCCGCTGGGCAAACAGCGTGAAGACGCTGACCCGGTGGGTGCGGACGATTACGAGGCGCTGGGCCGCAAGGCCAGCGAATTCCAAGAAGCTCAACGCAAGGCTGGCCGTGACGTCACGTTCACCGAAGCCTGGGAGCACGTGAAGAAGGAGGCAAGCCAGTGAAACCGTTGCTGATTATGAACTACCGCGCCCAGGGCGCATTGGGTGCCCACCGCATTGCGGCGGCGGGTACGGAAGACCAGGCGGTCAAGCAGGCCGCTGCCGGTACGGACGCACTGTTGGGAGTGACCACGGATGTGGGTGGCGACGACGGCAAGCGCGTGGATGTGATCCATACCGGCCTGGCCGAGGTGGACTTCGGGGCAAGCGTTGACTACGGCGCAAACCTGACCGCTGGTGCTGACGGCAAGGCGGTGCCTGCTACTCCGGGCGACCGCGTGGTGGGCGTGGCCATGTGTGGCGGCATTAACAATGACCGGGGCTTGGTGCTGCTTGGCACTGGTGCAACCCAACCGGCTGAACCGGCTTAATTAAGGAGACTACCGCATGAGTAACGCAAGCGCCTGGGCTATCGACCCGGAATTAACGCAGATTGCCATTGGCTACCGTAACCGCGAGATGATCGCGGACCGCGTGTTGCCGCGCATTTCACAACTGGGGCAGAGCGAGTTTAAGTACCAGTTTTACCCCATGGAGCAAGGCTTCACGGTGCCCAACACCTTGGTGGGTCGCCGCAGCCAGGTGCCGGAAGTGAACTTCAAAAGTGAAGAGCGCACCGCAGCGGCTGAGGACTATGGTCTGGAGCACGCCCTGCCCCAGCGCGATGTAGATAACGCGCCGGAAGGCACCAACCCGATGGGCCGTGTCACCGAGTGGCTGACCAACCTGATTGAGCTGGACCGCGAGTTGCGCGTAGCTCAGATGGTGTTTAACGGCAACACCTACGGCACCAGTAATAAGGTGGCTCTGAGTGGTGCTGACCAGTTCACGGACGGCAGTAGCGACCCGGTGCGGCTGATGCTGGAGAAGATGGACTCGGTGATTATGCGCCCGAACCGCGTGGTGTTTGGTCAGGGCGTATGGCGCGAGTTTCGCCAGCACCCGAAAGTGGTTAAAGCAACCAACCGCAATAGCGGCGACAGCGGTGTGGCGGCGCGTGAGGCCGTGGCTGAGCTGTTGGAGGTGGAAGAGGTGATCGTGGGTCGCGCCCTGGTGAACTCTGCCCGCATTGGCCAGCCCGCCCAAATGCAGCAGGCGTGGGGTAACCACGTGGCCATGCTGCACATTGACCGCCTGGCAGACACCCAGCAGGGCGCAACCTTTGGCTTCACCGCCCCTTACGGCCAGCGCGAAGGTGCGCAGTGGTTCGACCGCAATGTGGGCACCAAAGGCGGCACCCGTGTGCGTGTGGCTGAAAGTCTGGCGGAAGTGGTGAGCGCGCCGGACCTGGGCTTCCTGATTCAGAACGCGATTTAAGGGGGCTTTATGAGTGCTTCAAAGACTTATCAAGTGCTGAGTCCTGTGGTGGCCAAGGGTAAGACCTACCCGGTAGGCAGCGAGGTGGCAATGCCTGAAGAGCACGCCCAGTCGCTGATCCGGTTGGGCTGCCTGGCGGACACGAACGCGGAGGCAGAAGCGCAGGCCAAGGCGGAAGAAGAAGCCAAGGCTAAAGCTGAGGCTGAGGCCGCCAAGGCAAAGCCTGCCGCCAAAGGTAAGGGGGCGTAAGCGGTGTACCTCACGGCGCAAGGATTCACGGTGCTATACAGCACCCAGGAGCTGGCAGAGGCTTCGCGCTGCGACGCGCAGGTGCTGCAGGCGGTGTTGGATGAAGGCGATACGTCTTCGTTTGATCCACTGCTGGTAGCCGAAGCGGTTGAAGCTGTGGAGCGTGCCGACCGGATACTGCAAAACGCCAGTAACCGGGTGGATAGCCACCTGCGGGTGCGCTACCAACTCCCCTTGCCTGCTGAGGCGGTGACGGCGAACGACCTGGAAACGCGCGTGGCCGACGTGGCCCGCTTGCAACTTTGGCGATACCCCAGTGATGAGCACCGCACCCGGTATAACGACGCCATAGCCTGGCTGAAAGATGTGTCGCGGGGGATGGTGTCGCTGGTGAGTGCCGTGCCCGGTGGAGGCAGTGGTACCGAGGGTGCAACCCTTGGCCGTGTGCGCACTGGCCAGGGTAAAAGCCAGTTTGATTGGAGTGGCTACTGATGGCGGGCGCACGGGTACGGGTTCAGTACGACGACAGCCAGTGGCAGGCGGCATTGGATGCGCTTGCGCGCGCCGGTGCCGACCTTTCCCGCCCGCTCAATGAAGTGGGTGAATACCTGGTCAGCGAGACGCTGGAGCGCTTCAAGGTGGGCAAGGGGCCAGACGGAACCGCGTGGAAAGCTGTGCAGCGCGGCGGCGTTCCCCTTGTAGACCGTGGGCACTTGCGGGATTCCATTACCTACGCGCAGCGACCCGGCGAAGTAATGGTGGGCAGCGGCATGGTGTACGCAGCCATTCATCATTTTGGTGGCAAAGCCGGACGTGGCCGCCGTGTGTCGATTGATGCGCGACCGTTCCTGGGCGTTAACAGTCAGGACACGGCAGAGATTGGCCAGATTTTCACTGACCACCTGACGGAGGCTCTGCAATGAGTGGGCAAGGGGTAGACCTGAACGCCGTGGCCGATGCGGTGGTGGATTTTTACAAGGCGAACTTGCCGGGCCTGGGCCAGTGCAAGGTGTACGCCGGTGAGTTTGATGGCGATCGGCGCGTGGCGATTAGCCCGCCTTCGCTGTTTGTTGCCTGCCTGGGTGGTGTGCCGGAAGACGTGGGCACCGAACAGGTGGAGCTGAATTGTCGCTTTGCTGCCTATGTGGTGGCAGAGCACGCAGGAGACCGGGCTTCACGTCAGCGCAATGTGTTGACGCTGACCGAGGCGGTTTGCCTGCTGACCAAGAATAACCAGTGGGGCATGAAGCAAGTCAGCCCCGCTACCCTGACGCGCGTGGAGAACGCGAGCACCGGCCAGATTCAAGGTCGGGCCTTGGCTTTGTGGGTGGTGACCTGGGAGCAACGGCTGCGCCTGGGTGTGAGCGTGTGGCAGCCGGACGGCTTCCAGCCAACTGAGATTTACGCGGGCTATAAAGGCCTGCCAAAGGATGATTACGACCGCCTGGAATTCCCCGGCACCCTGGAGGATGAAGGCTGATGCGCGAGTTTGACCTGGCTGATATGGACCGCCGCGTTAGCCGCCTGATCCGTTTGGGTGTGGTGGCTGAAGCTGACTATGAGAAGGCTCGTGTGCGGGTAAGCATTGGTAAGGTGGTCACCAACTGGCTGCCCTGGATAACCCGTCGGGCGGGTCTGGATGTGGATTGGTGGGCACCGTCGAAAGGCGAGCAAGTGGTGGTGCTGGCCCCGGATGGTGAGTTTAACAATGCGGTGGTGTTGGGCAGTGTTTACCAGGCGAAACATCCGGCCCCTGAGAGCAACCCGAAAGTGCGCCTGACGCGCATGGAGGATGGGGCCACCTTCCGCTACGACAGCGAGAACAGCGCGCTGACCATCGAGCTACCTGGTAGCGCCAAGGTGCTGATTGAGGGGGATGCAACAGTGGAGGTGAATGGTGACCTGATCGCCAAGGTGGGCGGTAATGCCAGCGTGGATGTGGACGGCGACCTTGCCGCCAAGGCAGGCGGCACAGCCAAGGTGGACGCCAAGGGTGTTGAGCTGAATGGCGGCTCGCCCTGTGTCACTACGGCGCATATTTGCCACTTCACCGGTACGCCTCACGGCGACGGCAGCAGCACAGTAAAGGCAGGTAAGTGATGGCGCTCAGTAAAAGCAGTTTGAAAGACCGAATTGTGCAGGAGATGGAAGCCATGGGCGCTAAGGCCAGTGGTGAGCACAGTTGGGTGGATAAGTTCGCGGAGGCGCTGGCCAGTGCGGTGGTGGATGAAATCCAGCAGAACGCTCAGGTGCCTGTGTCCGGCGGCTCAAGTGCGGGTAGCTACCCGGTTCAGTAAACCAAAGGGGGAACCATGAAAACCCAAAGTTACAACGTGAAGCGCGCCTTCCGCCATGCCGGTAAAGACTACCGCAGCGGTGAGCGCATTGATTTGACGCCCCACCAGGCACGCCCGCGCTTAATCAGCGGCCACCTGGAGGAACCCAAGGCCAAGCCCGCAGCAAAGAAGGGTGACGCCGCCAAAGCCAGCAACCAGAAGGAGGCGAGCTGATGGATTATTTACATGGTATTGAGGCGCTGACCGTAGACGACGGCCCCCGCCCTATTCGTACCGCCCGCTCCAGTGTGATCGGGATTGTGGGCACTGCGCCTGATGCAGACCCGGAACTGTTCCCGCTGAATGAGCCGGTGCTGGTAATGAACCCCGGTGATGCGCGTGGATTGGATACCATCGGCGACTTCGCGGGCACGCTGCCGGATGCAATGGATGCCATTTACCGCCAGGCTGGTGCCACTTGTGTGGTGGTTCGGGTGGAGGAAGGCGCAGATACCGAGAGCACTATTTCTAACGTGATTGGTGGCACTGATGCGCAGACTGGCGACCCGCTGGGGGTTGAAGTTTTGCGCGCCGCACAGTCCAAGGTTGGCCTGGTACCGCGCATTCTGTGCGTACCTGAGTACACCAGCTTTGTCACTCGTGACGGTCAGGACGATTCCATTACAGCAAGCCCGGTGATTAACGCCCTGGTGTCGGTGGCGGATACGTTGCGCGGCTTTATCTATGCGGACGGCCCGAACACGACTGACGAAGAGGCGGTGCAGTTCCGGGATACGCTGGGTAGTCAGCGCGTGATGGTGATCGACCCTTACGCCAAGGTCTGGGATACGGTGGCGAACGACGAAACCATCCGCAGCGCAGCGGCCTACTTTGCCGGTGTGCGGGCGCGCCTGGATACGGAGCGCGGCTTCCACTGGAACATCAGTAACCAGGCTATTAACGGCCTGACCGGTGTAGCGCGGCCTATCGATGTGAGCCTGGGCGCGCGCAACACTCGCGCTAACTACCTCAATGAAAACGAGGTGGCCACCATCGTGAATCTGACCGGTTTCCGCACTTGGGGTGGTCGCACTTGCAGTGATGATCCGCTGTGGGCCTTTGAGAACCATGTGCGCATTCACGACATGATTTTGGAAAGCCTGGTGCAGGCGCACCTGTGGGCGCTGGACCGAAACATTGACCGCAACTACGCCGACGCTGTGGCCGAGGGGGTGAATGCTTACCTGCGCGATCTGGAAGCGCGCCGGATTATTAGCGGTGGCACCTGTGTCTTCTCGGAAGAGAAGAACACCAGCTCCAGTATGGAGTTGGGGCGGGCTTTCTTCAGTATCGACTATGGCCGGTACGGAGTAGCGGAACACATTATTTTTGAGGCGGCTGTAAACAACGATTACACCGTCGAGCAGCTTTTCAGCTAAGGGGGTAGCAGATGGCGATTCCACGCACGTTAAAAAACTACGCGGCCTATATTGATGGCCGTGGGTATGCGGGGCGCATTGATGTGACCCTGCCGGAGCTGACCTTGCAAACAGAAGACTATAGCGCCGGTGGCCTGTCTGCTGTGGTTAAGGTGGACATGGGCTTGGTTGAGGCTGTGGATGTTCAGTTCACGCTCAAGGAGTACGACCCGGATGTGTTGAGCATGTGGGGGCTGGCTGAGGGGCAGAGCCTGCCGCTGGTCGCACGTGGTGCTGAGCAAGGCGAGGACGGCACGGTGCGCGAGGTGCGCATGGATCTGCGCGGCCTGTTCTACCAGGTCAATATGGGGCAGTGGCAAGGAGGCGAGCGCCCGGCCATTGAGGGTACGGTTAATGCGCGCTGGTATCGCTTGCGCGTTGATGGCCAGGACGTCCACGAGATTGATGTGGAGAACATGAAGCGCGTGGTTGGCGGACAGGATCAGCTTGAAGCTATCCGCCGCGCCATTGGTGTGTAAGGGGGCGGTATGAGTAAAGAAGTCGAATTGGAATACCCGATTAAGGTGGACGGCAAGGAAGTGTCCACCCTGACCATGCGCCGCCCTGTAGTGGCCGACATGCTGGCTCAGGAGAAAAGCAAGGGGAGTGACGCGGAAAAAGAGATCCGCATGTTCGCGAACCTCTGCGAGGTGCCGCCGGATGCTATTTATAGCATGGATATGGCGGACTATCTGGAGCTTCAGGAGGCTTACCAGGGTTTTTTATCTGGAGCGCGGAAGACTGCCGGAAAGGCGTCCTAGCGCTGGCCTACTGGACTGGGTGGTCGATGGCAGAGCTTCAGGCGCTGCCTATCGACGACCTGAATACCTGGCTGAGTACGCTTGAGAAAGTAAGACCAAAATCGCAGCCAGGCACAGGAAGAAAAGCCAGATAAGCGCGACAACCGGGGCGGTGATGATGGCCGCTACTGGTGCAAAAAGAACGGATTCGAGCAGTGTATAGCCGCCGGTTAAGTGTAGGACCGGCACCGCCAGCAGGCAGCCCAGCGCATAGATTGCGCGACCTGGCAGGCTGGCGAATTTATTAAGAAGGTGGTCCATGTCCAGTAACCTCGCAGTTTCAGTATCTATCGGAGCGGCCCTTGCGGGTTCGTTCCGGCAGGTATTGGGCGGCGCTGACAAACAGTTTAGCAAACTTGGCCAAACTGTGGGGCGGATGGACCGTCAGATGGGAGCCTTGCGGGGCTTTCAGGCAAACCAGCGTGCGCTGCAAGAGGCTGAAACAGGCTACCGCAGCGCCCGTGAGCGAGTTGCACAACTTACCGCCGCAATGCGGCAGACCCGCCAGCCTAGTCAGCAAATGCGCCAGGAGCTGGCAGCGGCCCACCGTGAAGCCGACCGGGCGCGTCAAGCATTTGAGTCGAAGCGTGCCACGCTGGCTGAAAGCCGCCGCGAGGTGCGCGCTCTGGGGTTGTCCTATCGTGATATTGAGGGGCAGCAGCGCCGTCTTGCGTCTGCAACCCAGAACCTGAGTCACCGCCAGCAGCAGCTTGGCTCTGCTATGGCGCGGGCGCAGCAAATCAAGCAAAACCGGGCGGCTCTGCGTGGGCAGATTATGGACACTGTGGCGCTGGGCATGGCTCTGGTTGCGCCTATACGTGCCGCCTCCAACCTGGAAAGCGCCGAGGTGCGTTTGCGCACCGTTATTTCTGCCGACGACACCGAAACCGCTATGGCGGAGGCGCGCCGACATGCTCTTGAGTGGGGCCGCCGGAACCCGACGAATGCAGCCGACATGCTGGGTATCAGTTATGCGCTGTCTTCTGCTGGCTTCGATGCTGATGCTGCCCGCTTTGGTTCTGAGATTGTGGCCAAGGTGGCCACTGCAACCGACGGTCAGGCTGAGCAGGTAGGTGAGCTGATCGGTGTGGTTTACAACAACCTCGGCAAGGCAATGGAAGGCGAGATGGAGGACAAGCTCGCTCGTATCGGTGATGTGCTGGTGCAGACGCAGAACGCCTTCCAGTTGCGCGACTTTGGCCAGCTTGCTGAGTCGATGAAAGAAGGGGCGTCGGCAGCCATACGCTACAACGTGCCGCTTGAACAGACAGCGGCAGTGCTGGGCCAGTTTAACAGCGCGGGCCTGATGGGCGGGCGTGCTGGTACGGCCATGAATGCCGTACTTCGGCAGATGGGCAAGGCCTCTGAAGATTTTGGCTTCACCATTGAGCGCAGCGCTGATGGCTCCATGGACCTGATGGCCACGCTGGATAATTTGCGCGAATCGCTGGATATATTCGACGACCCGGACGAAAAAGCGCGAGCGCTGCAGGAGGCTTTCGGTGATCAGGGTGGCCAGGTCGTGCTGCTGCTGGAGAATATGGAGGCGCTGAATAAGCAATACGAGACTTTGCGCGATAACGCCGACGGGGCGACAGACCGCAGCTATGAAACTCGTATCGCATCCACAGCCAACCAAATGCAGATCCTGCGCAACCGGGTGACCGAGGCGGGCATTGCCCTGGGTAGCGTGCTACTGCCAGGTGTTAACGCCCTCGGTGGCGTTATTGGTACGGCGGCCACGGCGCTGGCTAAATTTGCGGAGCGCTTCCCGACACTGACCAAATGGGTGGTGGGCCTAACTGCTGGTTTGATAGCGGGCAAGGTTGCGGCGGTGGGTCTGGCGTATGCCTGGACCTTTGTTCAGGGTGCTGGGGCGGCGGTTGTTGTGGGCATCCGCAGTGTTCAGGCGGCTGTTGCTTTGGCTACGGTGCGTTTCCATACCCTTAATGCTGCCACCCTGGTGACGCAGGCAAGAATGCGCGCCATGGCAGCGGGGGGCGCTATTAAGGCCGTAGGTGCCTCTCTGATGGGGCTGGCTGGCCGGGCTATTCCGGCAGTGATTACAGGTATTCGCGCCATGGGCGTGGCCATGATGACCAACCCTATTGGTATTGCGGTGGCTGCGATTGCGGCGGGTGCTCTGTTGGTGCGCAAATACTGGGAGCCTATCAGTGCATTTTTTGGCGGCCTTTGGGGTGGGATTAAATCCGGTTTAGAGCCGGTTATAACCGCCTTTAAAGGCTTTGCGTCCAGCACGGCTGCAGCGCTATCTCCTTTGCTTTCTGTTTTTCATCCGCTCGGGGCGATGATTGGCTGGGTTGCTGACCAGGTGGGTGCTCTTGTTGGCTGGTTTGGCGGCCTGCTTTCTCCGGTTGACGCTTCCAGCGAGTCGCTTTCGCGCGCTGCCGGTGTGGGCGAAACCGTTGGCCATGTTATTGGCACCCTGCTTGGCGGCGCTGTTCGACTCGCCGCTCTGCCTTTCCGTGTATTGGGTGCGGTTGTGTCCACCACCGTGGGCCTGCTGACGGGCGCTGTCGGCGTGTTCAAGAAGGTTTTTGACTGGTCGCCGCTTGGGCTTCTCATTCGTGGATTTGGTGCTGTCACTGACTGGCTTTCCGGTATCGACTGGAGCGAGAGCGGGCGGGCCATTTTGGGCACATTGGTTGATGGCATAAAAAGTGTGGCCATGGCTCCGGTTAATGCTGTCCGCAATACCCTGGGTAAGGTTCGCGAGCTGTTGCCGTTTTCTGATGCAAAGACAGGGCCGCTATCAGACCTGACCGCCTCGGGCGCTTCCATTCCCAGCACGCTTGCTGAGGGTGCGCAAAGTGCGCAGGAAGTGCTGGGGCAGAGTTTGCGCGGCGTTCTCTCAAGCGTGTGGTCCGGTGCGCGTGAGCTGCTGAGCGGCAACGTGGACGTGGGGGCAAAGATTGGCGAGGTGTTGACCCCGGCGCGGCAGGCTGCCAGTGCAGGCTTGGTTGCAGCCAGTGCCGTGATGGCCCCCGCTACGGCAGCAGCCGACGCGCCGCAAGCGCCCGCCAAGGTAGAAATTAGCAATCACTACCAGATCAGCGTACAGGCTGCGCCTGGTATGGATGCAGAAGAGGTAGCTACGTTGGTGCAGCGCAAAATTGAAGAGGCCGAAGAGGCCAAGGCTCGGCAACGTCGTGGCCAGTTATATGACGGGATGAATTGAGATGATGTTAGGGCTAGGTGATTACCGTTTTAGCGTTGACCGCGCCGCTTACCAAGAGTTGCGGCGGGTCACTGATTACCGCTGGCCTAGCCAGGAGCGGATTGGCCGAACCCCTGCCCGGCAGTTCGTTGGCCCTGGTGATGATCGCCAAGACCTTGAGGGTGTTATTTATCCGCACTTTCGGGGCGGTCCCGGCCAACTGGATGCTATGCGAGAAGAGGCAGCGCAAGGCACCCCGCTGTTGCTGGTGGATGGCGAGGGCCGCATTCATGGCCGCTGGGTGATTGAGCGCGTAGAGGAAACCAAAAGCGTGATTGATGAGAAGGGCCGTCCGCGCCGCCAGCAGTTTCGCCTGACAATCGCTTTTTATGGGGATGATCGCTGATGGTTGTGTATCGAACGAAGGACGGAGACCGACTGGATCAGATTTGCCACCGCCATTATGGCCGTGTGGATGTGGTCCAGGAGGTGCTGGATGCAAACCGGGGGCTGGCTGATTTGGGGCCGGTACTGGCTGCGGGTGTGCGCATTAAGCTGCCGCAGCTTTCGCCACCCAAGGCGCGTAAGACTGTGAGGTTGTGGGACTGATGAAGCCTGTTTTCCGCGTTACCGCCGATGGCTCAGATATAACAGCTGCTATTCGGGACCGGCTGGTGAGTCTGCGTGTGATTGATGAGGCGGGCGAGGATTCGGACACCTTGGAGATTGTGATTGATGATCGGGATGGTGTAGTGGAGCTGCCGCGCAAGGGCGTGGAGCTGGAAGTTTGGCTGGGATTTGACGCGGATGCAGTGGGTATGGGCCTGTATGTGGTCGATGAGGTGGGTGTTACGTTTGTGCCCGCCCAGATGAGGATTACTGCGAGAGCGGCCAACTTCAGTAACTCCGATACAGCCAGAGACAGGCGCGCAAGCCTGCGGGAGCCGCGGTCGCGCGACTGGCACCAGGTAACTCTGGGCGACATGGTGGAGGAAATAGCTGGCGAGCATGGGTTTGAGGCGCGGGTTAGCGATGAGCTGGCGGCTATAGAGCTGGAGCACGTAGACCAGATGGACGAAAGCGACCTGAATTTACTGATGCGCCTGGCTCGTAACCATGACGCATTGGCCAAACCTGCCGGTGGTCGGCTATTGGTGCTGCCTCGCTCTGACATGCGTACAGCGGATGGGCGTCAACCGGACCCGGTGACGATTACGCCGGAAGATATTAGCGGCGGCTCTGTGGTAATGCCTGAGCGCTCCCGGTATGCATCTGTCGTGGCTCACTACCATGACGCAGAGCTGGGTGAAGAGGTAGAAATCCAGGCTGGAGAAGGCGAGCCGGTCTTTCGTGTGCGGCGAGAGTACCCGGACGCGGACAGCGCAAGAAGTGCTGCAGAGGCCAGGCTTAGGGCATTTGAGCGCGGGGCTGTTGAGTTGACGCTAGACCTGCCAGGCAATCCGATGGTGGCGGCGGGCACCCCGGTGCAGCTTACTGGTTTTCGCCAGGGTATAGACCGCAGCTACCGAACCGAGCGGGCGGAGCACGTGCTGGACGGTCGTGGGCTGCATACCCGGATACGGGCGGAGGGTGACAATGCAGGGAATGAATAAGGATACAGGCAAGCGATTGGCTGGCGTGGCGCACTTGCGGCAAAGCATTCAGGACATTCTGAGCACTCCGCTCGGAACGCGGGTGATGCGCCCCACCTATGGTTCGCGCTTGCCGGAGCTGGTAGACCGGCCTGTGGATGATGCGCTGTTGATTGATCTGTATGCGGCCACGGCAGAGGCACTGGAGAACTGGGAGCCTCGCTTCGAGTTGCGCCGCGTTCAGGCTGTACAGCCTACCGAGGGGCGCATAACCATAACTGTTGAGGGGCTGTATTTGCCTGACAATGAGTACATACGACTGGAGGGGCTGGAGCTGTGAGTGCGATTGATTTAAGCCGCCTACCGCCGCCGGAGGTTATCGAAGAGCTGAGCTATGAGGCTATTTTGGCTGAATGGAAGGCGGACCTTATCGGCAAGGACCCGGCCCTTGAAGCTGTTCTCGAGGTGGAGAGTGAGCCGCTGACAAAAATGGTGCAGGTGGGCGCATACAGAGAATATCTGATGCGGCAGCGCGCCAATGACAAGGTGCGCGACCTCCTGCTGGCGTTCGCCCAGGGGCCTGATTTGGACCATATAGGCGTTACTCGCTTTGGTGTTGAGCGGTTGATGCTGGAGCAGGGGCCGCCCCCTGTTTATGAATCGGATGAGGCTTACCTGCGCCGCCTTCTGATTGCACCGGACCGCTTTACTACGGCGGGTTCTGAAGACTCTTATGTCTTCCATGCTCTAACTGCCAGCGGCGACGTTAAGGACGTAAAGGCCCTGAATGGCGGGGCTGGCCGGGTTCGTGTCCCTGTCCTTTCGCGCGAGGGAACTGGCGAGGCGTCGGCAGCACTGGTCGCTACCGTGGATGGTGCATTGCAGCCACAAAAGGTGCGTCCACTGAATGACTCAGTACAGGTGTTCAGCGCAACTGTTAAGACCTACCAGGTCGCGGCCACACTGACCGTTCGCCCTGGGCCGGACACCGAGGTTGTACGGATGGCCGCAGAAAAAGCCGCGCAAGAATATGCCGATTCCCGGCACTTCCTGGGCGTGGACATGATACGCGACGCGATGCAGGCGGCCCTGTATGTGGAGGGTGTGGAGCATGTAGACATGACCGAGCCTGTCGCCGATGTGCTGTGCGGTGACACGGAAGCGCCCTTTTGTGTTTCGGTGGAGGTTAATGCTTGATGAGTAGCCTGCTGCCACCCAACGCTACAGAGCTGGAAAAGGAGTTGGACGAGGTATTGGCTCGCCAGGAGCAGGTGCTGCCACCTATCCGCGAAATGTGGGACCCGTGGAGTTGCCCGACTGAGTTGCTGCCTTGGTTGGCGTGGTCTGAGGGTGTTGATGAGTGGGATTCGCAATGGCCAGAGCAAGTTAAGCGTCAAGTGATCGCGTCAACGCCTGAGATTCGCAAGCACCGGGGCACCGTCTGGGCTGTCCGCGAGGCGCTGCGGGCTGCTGGCTATGCCGACGCAGAGCTGCAAGAAGGCATGCCGGTACTAACCCATGACGGCAGCCAGCTTTATGACCAGGTAGAGACCTACGGCGGAGGCGCGCGCTGGGCGCTGTTTAAGGTGATAGCGGATATTGGCGAGGGCAAGGGCGTCGGCGGCGCTGAGTTAAACCGCCTGTTACGCTTGATTGACCGCGCCAAGAACGTGCGCAGCGTGCTGCGAGAGGTTGCCTATCGGGCCAGCGCGGACGACGTGATAGCGGCACAGGACGACCAGACCGTGGATGTGCTGCAAACGGTTGAAGAGGTGCGCCCGTGGGGTCGCCGCTATGACGGAGTAATAAGTCATAACCAAGCCACTCAACTACCGCGTGCGCCGCAATACTTTGATGGCGCATACCGCCACACCGGCGAGCTGCGCCACGACGGCCTGAGGCCCTACCACGACTGGGATGTGACTGGCGAGCGCTACGACAACCAGTGGGATGAGATGGTGTTCGGACTACGCTCAGAGCTGGACGAGTCGCACCAGGTGGCTGCGCACTATGACGGCGCAGCCAGCTATGAAGCCGTTCTTAGCCACGGCGACACCCAGCCCCCGGCTGTTGATGCAGGGCTGCTGAATATCGTGCTACGGCGTCGCCATAACGGGCGGCTGAACTATGCGGGCGGCCAGCAATACGCAGGCAGCGCGCCAATATCACAAGCGTTTTAAGGGGCTTTATATGCACTTAGAGGACACAGAAAACTTGCCCACCGGCACGCTGGAGGTGGCGATTTTCAAAAACGGCCAACTGTTCGACTTCTGGAAGGACCAGAACCTGGTTGTTAACGAAGCGCGCACCATGCTGGCTCAACTGGTTGCCGGTGACTCGGCTGGCTCAGCAATTACCAAAATCGGCTTTGGGGTGGGCAGCACCCCGGCGGACCCAGATGACACCAGCTTGTCCAGCGCTTATGTGCGCAATCTGACCGGCCACAGCTACCCGGAGGCGGGCAAGGTGCGCTTTGAGTTCGCACTGAATACCAGTGAGGCCAACGGCCTGACCATTCGGGAGTTCGGTCTCATTACCGCCGATAACCGCTTGTTTAGCCGCAAGGTGCGCGGGGGTATCGAAAAAAACGACGACATCAGCTTAGAGGGTGTCTGGACTATCACGTTTTAGGAGGAGGTGACGCATGGCGAACCTACAAGAGCAGGCCACCTGGGAAAGTGGCGTTTATCAAATTGAGACCACCGACCCAGTGGTGGGTGGCCCTGATGGCGTTAGCAACGTCCAGGCCAAGCAGCTAGGCAATCGTACCGCCTACCTTAAACAAAAATTAGAAGAGGCACAGCAAAGCCTTGATGCCGTCGGTGTTGAGGGCCAGAACGCACTTTGGGCGGCTGTTGAGTTGGCGCTGTCCGACGTGGGCCTGTTGGCCCGAGAGCTGGACCGTAACCAGACAGTGCGCCATCAGGAGGGGGTCTTCACCCTCTACAACCGAGGCGTTAAGTCGGGGTGCAGTATCAGCAAAAGCACCAGTGCAAGCCGCAACCTGTCGATTGGCTCAGGGGTTTGCTTTATGCACGGCTCTGAGATGGGCGTGGATTCAGAAGAGAATGCGGCCAGCGTACCAGGCAACAGTGGCAGCAGCTCAGCCACGGCACAAGCCTACTTGTATGTGGTGAATAACCGGGTCCGCCTGGCTGTGACCGGCCTCAACGAAGAAGCCCCGGAAAACACCCTGGTACTGGCTGATTTACACATTCCGGCAGGCAACACCGGTGCAACCGACCAGTACCTGGCCAACGTCACCATTACTACGGTGGCTCGGGTTGAGCCTGACTGGCCACACGTACAAACCGACCCGGCCTACCGTCAGCATGACTTTGAAAAGGTGATGCACAACGCCGGGTACCAGCTCAGCCTCGATATTGTGGACTTTATCGGCGGCCAGAAGCCGGTACTCATTAACCGCGACGCAGACCGCGCCGCCAACACATTCCGCGTCTACGGTAGCGGCTCGGCTGACGCCGTGCGCGTCCGCTTCGTGGCGCACCTGATGAACCAGTAAGGAGAAGACCATGCGAGTTAAAATCATTGGAGCCGGGCCACACCCGGACATCAGCAAGGCAGGCAGCGTCGTAAGTGTGAACGGCGTGGAAATCGACTGCAAAGACCGTCAGGGCGATAGCGCACAGATTATCGACCTGCGCTGCAAGGATGGCCAAACCACCGAAGGCGGCGATGGCCACCAAGTGGCAAGCATTCACATTCCGCCCCGCCAGTACCGCGAAGTCGATACCGGTGAAACAGACGACGAAGACCAGCCGGTACTGGAACGCGAGGCGGTGCCATTCGACCCGCGCGCAGTCCTGGTCACCCTTTGGACTCATAACAGCTAAGGAGCTACCAACATGATGATTTTCAACCCCGACAGCCTGCGCACGCAGGTAGAAGCAGCCACCGGCGGACACGTGACGGTCCTGTACGACGATAAGGGGTACCCGTCCTATATGCGGGTGATTCCGAAGTTCCGGTACGAGGACCTGGGTTTTGGTGCTGAGCTGGGCACCGGGGTGGCCACGGCCTTCCTAGTCAACGGCCAGGAGAAAAGCGAGATCTTTGTCGGGCAGTGCCAGGCGAGCACCCACGACGGCCGCGCGGTGGCGCTGCCTGGCAAGGACCCGCGCACCAGTATCAACTACGACCAGGCGAAGACCGCGTGCGTGGACAAGGGGCCGGGCTGGCACCTGATGACCCGCCACGAGTGGGCGGCCGTGGCGCTGTGGTGCATGGCGAACGGATTCGAGCCGCGCGGCAATACGGACTGGGGGCGGGCGCACGATGCGACCCACGAGACAGCCGTGCGGCCGGACGGCTACGCCCCGGGTGATTCATCTAACGGTAATGGGCGCACCGCAACCGGCGGCGGTCCGGCGTCCTGGCGCCATGATGGCGGTATCACCGGCATTGCTGACTTGGTGGGGAATGTGTGGGAGTGGTGCGACGGTCTGAAGCTGATGGATGGCCGCGTGCATTGCACCCAGGACAACCACTTCACCCAGGACGAGGGCGACTGGTCGGCCCTGGACCACTACATGTCCAACGAAAGCGGCACGGCCACCCTGATGAACTCGGCCGGTGTCTCGAATGACGACTCCATTAATTCCGAGTGGGGCAGCCTGGCCAAGGATGCCGGTTACACCGAGTCGCAGTTGCTCCAGCGCCTGCTGTTCTCGCCTGCCGGCATCATTCCCCAGGGGCGCTTCTACGTGCGCACCAAGGGCGAGCGCTTCCCGATCTGCGGCGGCAGCTGG